ACCGGTGTCGTTGCATGTACTGGAGGTGTCACGAAGAATATTCTTGGGATGTTGTAGTCGTATGAAAAGTTTTCAATATACGTCTCACCAGTCCCTGCAGGCCATAGTAAATTTGCATAGTCAATGTGTTTTCTATCAGACGGAGTCACTATTCTTCCAGCAGTAGATCCATCAGAACCCATGTTTCGACCTATGTCGAGCATACGTAAAGCAGCCGTTGGTAATGTTTGTTTGACACCTGAAACTAATAGGGTTGACTCTGTCACAGCACCGGCATCCGGACGGACGAGGATCAAGGCTCGAACAGCAGCATTCAAATACTTGATCCATACGTCCTCGTCAATTCGGTTGTAGTCAGTGTCACCATATAGTTCAGCAGCATCTAAAATATAATCATTTGCTGTGAAAGCCACAGTGATTCTCCTTTATTATTTGGATTTTCTTTGTTCATCGAACTCTTTACGGAGTTCATCGATGTGCTTCATATCATGCACAGTGTATTGGATTCGGGGTATCTTCTTAGGAATGTACCGGATCTTTCCATCACGGTCCACATCCATTTTCATTTTGGTCAATATGGCATTTGCAAGAACACCATCAATAAATTCTTTTGGTATCCACACTTTATTCTCCCGAGGTGGCATAAGGGCCACACCATTTAAAGCCAGCTGGACATAAGGCAAATCATTCTCGTCACTGTTGTAGAATGTAATCTCAACCATCATACCACTGAGACCCTTGTGCAGCTTCTTTCCTTTGGGATCGTAGTCTTCGGTTGGTTCACCGGGGAGCTGGACCTGTGTCTCAAGAGCCTTGCCGGTTGCCAGGTCGATGGCTTTCAGGACGTTGTTAATTTTCTTTCGGACAACGGCACCCTTCTCGGTTAGGTAGTCGTCTTTCTCCAGTCCGTGCTCGTCAATAAGTTTGAGGAGTTCTTCATCTTTCATGCTCATATAATTTGTTGTGGTCATAATAATCATCCTTCCATGATTAAGTTAAAAGTGTGCCCCCTTTCAAGGCAGGGGGCTAAGCCTATAGATTACTGATTATGCACTAAGGTCAGAACAAGCAGCCTCAACACGAACCATCCAGAAATCATTGAGTATAATGGTAGCCGAATAACCTTTCCAGCCCACGTGTCCTCTCTGAGCCAAAGGATCAGAGTCAGTCGGGGTAGGATTGACGACCATAGGTGTCATGGCATTCTGGCCCTTGAAAGCAACGATGCCGTAAGCATCACGGGCAAAGAACAGCATGGGGTAAACGTCAGCATTGGTGCCGTTGGATTCGATCACAGCAGATCCACCTGTTCCACCAGCAGAAGCAAAAGGCTCGATGATTGTAGACGTGATGTACCGAACGTCTTCAATTTTACCAAGCTCATTTTCCCACGGTGTCATCGATCCGTACTTCTCAACCGGTACGAAACCAGTGATGGCACGAAGGTCAGGCTCCATGTCTGGGTGACAGACACATACGAAAGAAGGAGCAATAGACTCTGTTCCGTAAGCAGGTGTACTTTTCACCATAGAGGTGATCTGTTTGCCAAGCTGCCTTTTCAGAAAACGGGTAACCTTCCGTTGTTCCAGCAAGGAGTAGGCCACGTCAACATCAGCACGAGCTGTGTCAGCATTTGTGTAGAAGACATTGGTTCCAGCCTTCAGCACGTTGTAACGAGTTTTCTCGATCAGAACAGCAGCCTGCTCTCCGAGAATGTCCACGGCCTCTCTCAGGATCGGGTCTTCATGTGTGTCCATGACAACGTCAGAAATCACAACACGGTCACCGTACTGTACGAGACTGGCTTCGTAGTCAGAACTCTCGATGCTTGTTGCATCCGGTGTAACACCTTCACTCAGCATTTTGTTTGCCGGATCAAAGTTCGTTCCCGTAAAGTATTCATGAGGATTGAAGTCAGAACCAAAGGTGCTGGTGAATGTAGAGTCAATGTAGTACCGACGAAACTGAACAGTCTTGGTGCTGTTGGCCGGTAGGGGTTTGCTCTGTCCAAACTTCTCAAGAACCAGATAAGGCATGCCTCTTTTCAGAAGATCACGGACGACGAAAGCAGCTGTACGAGGGGATATGTCACCATATTTAATAGTCATTTTATAAAACTCCGTTTAATTAAAGACCTGCTTCCTTAGCAGCACCAGCATAGTCATTGGGATCTGGGGCATTATCTGTTGGACCTTGTGAGTCACCACCAGCTTCCCTCATGCTATTGAGCTTATCCTGCTTGGAATTAGATTGTCTTTGTGACTGGGATTTCCAGTTTGATTTTGTCTTGAACTCTCTGATCATTTTAATGATCTGATCAGAAGAACCAGACTGGTAAATGTTTGTCAGATGTGGACGAATGAAGTCAGGTTGTTCGTTGATCCACGTCATAAGGGCACCACTCTTGATTAGTTCGTCGAGGTCACCATGTTCTTTTTTGATTCTGGCAATATGCTCCTTGTGGAGCCTGTCAGCTTCTTTTTTGTACTCGTCCTCGGTTGTGTCAAGATCTTGGTCAGCATCCTTAGTCGTATCTTTAGCCGGTGTCGGTGTGGGGGACGAGGCCTTTGCATCGATTTTCTTCTGCATAATATCGATGACTTCGACCAACTCCGGGAAGGTCTTCCTAAATGTTGCCATTACTTCTTCATCAGATTGATCATCACCTGAGCTGTCACTATCGGTATCTTCCAGTAACTTATCCCTTAGCTGTTTGTTCTCAGCTTCGAGTTCCTTTACCTTCTTGTTGGCAGCTTTGATTCGACCGTCCCATGAAGCAGTCCTCTGGGTTTCCTTACTCAGTTGTGCTTCTAACTCTGCAATCCGATCTTGATAGATTGATGTATCCTCCGGGGTGGTGTCAGGATCTTTCTTCTGGTCACCGTCGGCAGGAATCGGATCTTCTTTAGGAGTAGTGTCGGTGTCACTGTCAGTTGACTGATCTTTTTGTGCATCCCCCGATGCTTCATCAGCTTTCTTCTGTGCTTCCTTCACTGCTTCTTCAGCAAGTTCCTCATCTGTCTTGTCAACGATCTCGTTAAAAACTTCATCAAACTCATTTACTTCTTCGTGCAATTTATCATCTGGCATAATAGCCTCCATGGGGTCCACTCGTGGATGTCCCTGTTAAAGTTGATGGGATGTCCCGGATCGGGGTCCGTACCTTAACCTTATGAGAAAGCTCCGGTGTATTGGTCTACTACCGGCTTTCTGTCAAGTCCAACCAGCAAGTCTTTCAACTCACCGGCTCGACCTTGTAACCGTTTTACTTCATCCATGTCAGTCTCATTACACATTAGGTCTCGTACTTCCTCAGACCGTCTGTTTATGTAATCTCTCAACTGCATGTAGAATTGATTATCAGGGTTCCGTTGTAAACTTACCAGCAGTTCCCTGGATCTTTTCTTAGCCAAGTTGTCCTCCTTGTACCGATCGTGGCTCAACTCCCTGAGCACCTCCCGGCAATTCAATGTTAAACATCTGAGCTGTTCGTTGCACAGCATCTGGGACGTGACCAGATGACTCGGCTTTCATTGCTTCAAGGATCATTTCCATGTCCTGTTGACGTTTCTGTGATTCAGCATTCTGTTGATCCTCCTGCTCGACTTCCTCTTTCGTACGTACAAAACCGAGTTTATCGAGGTCAAAGATCTCTGACAGTTCCCTGAGCAGAACGTCACGTTTAATGTACCTTGCATCCAAGTCATTGCCTGTGATCTGAAGGAACTGATTGATCTGCTCCATCTTGACCTCCTTGGCAATCAGGGACTTGGAACCTCTGGCAAGAATGTTGAAGTCACCCTTAATACTTTCCTTTTTGTTGAACTCCATATTCCAAAAATACATGGCTCTAATAAACTTCCGGGTTACACCCTCGTCCATGTAGTGAACCTGATCTTTCAGTGTTATGTTTGAGGCACCGATGAGCATCGACATCCCCGTAGCAGTTTTAGCAGCACCTGTCTGACCTGAGTCAGTGACACCACTTAAAGCTCGTGGAATGGTCGTGCTCTCGTCGGCTGTTCCCTGAAAGAAGTCTACCAGGCCGAGGAACTCGTTGGTATATGAAGGGAGCTTCGTAACTCGAATGGCCTGTTGGCCTGCTTCAATACCTGAGCCTATCCGTTGGAACACCCGGAAGGGATACAACTTCGTCGGGTCTTCTCCATCGGCCAGGAGGTCTATGTTGGCTTCAATGATCGGACCAGCACTGATAGCAGCATTGTCTATCATGGCTCGAATAGAAGCATTATACATTTGTTGGGGATCTCTCATGATCTCGGGTATACCGTCACCAAAGAGACTTGTTTCATCCTTGTCAAAGTAATAAAAATAGTAGGGTATCTCAGCACCCTCGATGGGGCTTACGATAGCCTTGATGATGTACCTATCGATCATCCACAGGTTGAGGGCAACCTCTGGTCCCATGGTTTTCCACACATCATCACCAACTGTTGGTAGCAGTTCCTTTGCCTGCTCAGTTGATATGAATCCCCACCGTTCGTGGATCTCATACTTCTCAAGCTTTGGTGGTGCATCATCACCGTCGGCCTTTGTATTCGAACTCATGTCACGTAAGTCTGACTCGTATCTTTTGTACTCAGCATTACCCGTGGGGTAACACTTAATATATTCCTTAATTACAGCTCCATCGAAATCCGTTCTCAGTGCCAGCTTATATAGATTGTTTTTGCTGAACAAGTGCTTCTGCCAAATGTATCGGCAGTCGTTCAGATGCTTAGCTGATTTGTCCGGATAGATGTCCCAGATCGGCACGTGCTGTGCAATCGGTATTAGTCGTTTGATCTTGATCTGTTTCCAACCTTCAGGAGTTTGGTGCCACCGTTTACTCACAACCTCTTTGACCATCGGCCCCTTCAGGACTCCGGTGCCAAAGATGTGGCCTGAGTGTATGACATCCCGGATAACAGATCTATAGTCAAACTCAGCCAACTGATCGGATATCTCTCGTTCCATCTCAAGAGCAGCTTCCTGGGCAATGTCAAAAATGATCATCTTCATTTCATCTTTAGTCGGTGTCTGCCCGGTCTGCTCAAACATCTGGACGGCTATCTGCTCAATGACCTGTGGGTTAAGCTCAGGTACCGGTGTAGGCTCTATGTTCCAGTCGTTGTCTTCATTGGCCGGGAACTTGATGTCCATCATACGGGCATCATAAGTCTTCACCTTGGTTCGAGTCAAACGTATATTTGCTTTAGATCTGTTGGGGTGTATCTTCGACAGTATCTCAGGATCGTACTGACCTCTGTACTGACGTAGTGCCCGGAGGTGTCTATCCTCATCGAAGATCTTAGCACGTTCAGCTTCCTCCCACTCTGTGTTCAACTGAGTGGCTATATCACTTTCATAGATCTGCATGGAAGCAGACATGTCGGATTTAGCATCCGGATCTGTCGGGTCTTCATCCTTGATCTGATTGAATGTTTTATCGTACTCACTTTGTTCAGTAGCCATAGTATATCCTTAGTAACCTGCCACACTGTCAGCAGGTGTGATGTGTGATTGTTGCCGAGCCACATTCTTCCTGAAGATTTTTCCTTCAACAAATTCCATAGCACCATACTGCAGTGCTTCGTGAACGTGGGAGTAAATATTCTTTTCGGGTTTCTCTTTCCACTTAGTTCCCTGAACTGTTGTGGATACTTTCTCGAACTTGAACTCAGATATGAATCCTTTACGTAGTGTCGGGGTGTTACCTGTAAGCAAAAATCCATTGTGCTTTCTCAGGAAGAAGACAACCGATTCAAATCTCTGAGCCGGGTTGTTACTCTTACCCAGGGAAACTGGGAATCCAGCTTTAATAAGAATGTCCTTTGCAGTCTTCTTATCAGTCTGCCCCCTCTTGTTTTCGGGATCGACATACATTTCAATCTTATGGCCCTTGTAGTTATTTCTAATGTGAGGCCAAAGGTGGTCATATGCAAACTCATGTATACTGGTGTCCTCGGTGACGATTTCATCAAACACCACCAACTGTCCCATGGGTGTGAACTGCATGAAAGCTGCAGCCGGGGTAAGTCCAGTATCAATCCCAATGATAATCGGGATACCTTTCGATACCTCGTAAGGTTCACCACTGAAGTGACGACGGTCCTCATACATTTTATAGACCGGCTTACCAGCCCGGAGGTTTCCGTAGTTGTTAAGTACGAATACTGAGATCCAGTCAGGGTCAGCCCCTTGGCACTGATCGATGTAGTAGTCTTCATCCAAGTTCTCCAAGTTATCAGCAAGTGGGTTAAACTTATACCAGTTGTGCTCAGCATCCTCAACGAAGCCCTCAGCCTTTGAGCACATCAATAGAGCTGATGGCTGAGTGTAAAAGCTGTGGTTCTCAGGTTTCTGGACCTCAGCTATTTGGTACAGCCAGTGCTCAGTTGGTACCGAGTTATAGTCATGAATAATAAAAGGATCGATCGATCCGATCTTGTCGTACTTATTGAGATACTGTTTGTACTCATCTCGAAAATCCGGGTGCACTCTACTCAACGGGAATTTTTTGGGATATCTCTTATACCGAGACTTCAGCATCTGGAATATTCCCTGGGGAATTTCTGCTGCCTCGTTAATGTGCACCCCGGTCACCTGCAGGGACTGCAGTTTATTCACGTCTTCCTCTCGGTCAAGAGCCAGGAAGACAAGCTTCATTTCTATGGATGTTCCGTC